TTAACACAGACAACTTAACTCCAGAAGAAAAATTAGCCTATGTCAAAATTAGACTCGGATTATTTCAAGAATCTAAGCAAAGCAGTACAGATGGAGAATCCATTGATTTGGGTGATGGACAACAAAATGATAACGGAGCAGGGAAAGAAGCTTGAGTTTAAAGATCATAAATTCTTAATTGAACCCTGGTTGGATATGACTCCTATTCAGGGGATCATAAAATGTTCACAGATCGGTTGGAGTACATTGACTATTTTAAAAACATTGTGGGCTGCGAAATATAAAAACTGGAACATCATTTATACTCTACCAACTGGTGATGGTGTGTCAGACTTTGTAAGTTCTAAGGTCAATCCATTGATAACTAACAATCCTGTTATTGGAGAGTTGGTAAAAGATAAAGATACTATTCAACAAAAGAAAGTAGGACAAGCATTTATCTTTTATCGTGGTACTCATTCCGGTAAGTCGGGTGATAGTAAGATGGAATCCGGTCGTGGTATTATGCTTACATCAGATTTAAACGTACACGATGAATCAGATCGTTCGGATCAAACTATTATTGAACAATATGAATCAAGGTTGGCAAATAGTGACTATAAAGGGAGATGGTACTTCAGTAACCCTACAGCACCAGGGATTGGGGCTGATAAGTATTGGAAGCTATCTAACCAAAAACATTGGTTTGTTACGTGCCACTCGTGTAATCATAGGCAGTTTATGCAGTTTCCGGACAACATATGTGAAGAAAGGAAGATATTTATATGTACTAAATGCAAAAAGGAAATTACTAATCAAGATAGGAGAGATGGTCAGTGGGTAAAGAAGTATAGAAAAAGAGATATTGCAGGGTATTGGATCAGTCAGTTAATGAATCCAAAGACAAGTGCTAAGGATATATTACTCGCACACGCTACAAAAGACACACAATTCTTCTACAATTTCGTTCTCGGGCTTCCTTATAAGGGTTCAGACGTGGTCGTAGATAGAGAAGTTATCGTATCAAACATCGTTTTGACTGATAATAAGCGTCTAGATGTGGCTATTGGTGTGGACAATGGGGTTGAAAAGCATTATGTAGTCGGCAATCAAGAGGGAATATTTGAAATGGGAGTGACAAAAGACTGGAAAGATATAGAAGATTTGAAGATAAAATACAAGGCTAAGATGGTTATTGATCTTAATCCGTATCCAAAAGAGCCAAAAAGATTGGCAAAGAAATATCCGGGTGAAGTATATTGTTCATTTTACAAGCAAGACAAGGATCAGCTCGGGACTGTTCAGTGGGGTAAGAAAGAACGCAGAGGTATGGTTTACTCTGATAGGAATAAAATCATACAGGAAGTTATTGATATGATAGTTGATGGCGGTGTAAACTATAATATGGTTGAATCAAGGTTAGAGGAATATATCACTCATTGGGATAATATGTATCAAGTCATTGAAGAGTCAGCTCTCGGTGTTCCACGAGCAGTATGGAAAACTGTTGAGAATAGACCTGATCATTTCGCTCACGCAACAGTGTATTGGATGTTAGCTATGATGAAAATAGGTGTTGGTGGGGTAGTTACTAATAAAGTTAAACCAATACAAGGCAAGAAATCATTTTATGTTAATGAGGATAATACAGTTAAAGCAACCGATATCGGAGCAGAAATCAAGTTCAAAGATGATACAGCAACAGATTGGAAACACTGCTAAATGTCCAGTCTGCAATAAATTACTATTCAAGTTTAATAAAATAATAGAGAACAATATAACGATTAAGTGTAGTAAGTGTAAGAGTTTACTGCTAATCTAGAGTACCAGAGTGCCATAGAGCACCAGAGAACCTAATAAATCCTGGTGCTTTTTATTTAAAAATACTATGCCAATAAATACAACAAGTACACCTCATTTTGAAAAACCAAAAGAAGGTGTAGAAGATACCAGTCCATCATTGGAATTAGATTTAAAAGATGATGAATTGATTAAAACAATAGATGCTTTGGTGAAAGAATCATCAGGCACAAAAGCTGATATGGACAAGCGTGGTCGTGAGAACGAGCTTTACTGGAAAGGTAACCAGTTAAACGAACAGAAGATGCGACCGCATCAGTCCAAGATAGTAGACAATAGATTGTTTATGTCGCTTGAAACCATTATTCCTATAATGACTTCAAGAACTCCTGAACCAACTATTCGTATGAAAGACGATCAGTTGAAAGAGGATACAAAGCAATTATTAATGAATATGTGGGAAGTACCCACTGATAAGTGTGACACTGAGGGGATGCAATATAATGTTGAGATGATATCACGTCACTGGGCAATATATCTTATTGGTATATTGAAGTATGAATATAACCCGGAGATTGATGATATTGAAACCACCTGGAAGAAACCAGACAAAATGATATTTGATAAGAACGCTAGAAAGTTTAGCGAGAGTAGATTTGTCGGTGAGTGGTGTGATTCAACAGCAGAAAAACTAATTGAGTTATTCCCGGACAAAAAAGATAAGATTGAAGCGAGTGTTGGTAAGAACAATCTAATGTCTGTTATTAAGTATATAGAGTTTTGGACACCGAAGTATGTGGTATATAAATACAACAACATACTTCTAAAGAAGATGAAGAATCCTAATTGGGACTATGGGGATATGAACGAGTCCGGAGAACCTATGTTCAATCTATATCCTGAAAAGAAGATGCCTTTCATTCCATTAACTGTATTTAATATCGGTAATACTGTATATGATGATACATCTTTAATGGAGCAAGGCAAAAGCATCCAAGATGGTGTTAATAAGAGAAAGAACCAAATCAATGACAATGCTAATGATAATGGCGTACTTGTTGGTAGTGGTGACTTTATAGAAAAGAAAACTCTTGAATCATATACTGGTGATCCGAATGAAAAGTTGTTCATAAAGAGTGGATCAGCCGCCGAAGCAGTCAATCGTATCCCACCAAAACAATTACCAGCGTTTGTATTCAGCGATCTACAAGATAGTAAGTCTGAAATTGATAATATATTTGGAGCTCATTCTACTACTAGAGGTGAACAGACTGGACAAAAGACACTTGGTGAGGCTAAGTTGTTAAAGTCTGGTGATCTAGGTCGTATTGATTTATTCAGTCGTGCATTGGATCGTGTGGCTCAAGAGTGGTACACTGCTATGTTGCATATGTACCTTATTTACAAAACTGAACCAGTTGAAGTAAATACTAATGACGAGGACAATACTTCAATTATATTTGATAGGAATAACTTCATTGATCCGGAAACTGGCAAGTTGGCTAGTATAAAGGTTAAGGTGAAACCTGGTAGTGCAATGAGTATTGATAAAGATACTCGCAGAGCAGAAGCTGTTCAACTAATGACTGCCGGTTTGATTGATCCAATATCTTTCTATGAGCGTATGGATTATGCCAACCCTAAAGAAATGGCTATGAAGTTATTTATTTGGCAGACAAATCCTATCGCATTATTCCCTGAAATGATGGAGGAACAGCAACAAGCACAAATAGAACAAACTGGTAATGTACCTTTACCAGAAGGAATTCAACTTAATTTACCTGGTGGTGGAGAAACGCCGCCTGTAACACAATAATATGCCAACAAAGAAAGTAGTTAAAAAGGTTAATACTGATGAAAAGAGAAAGAAAGTTTTGAAATCAGCTAAACCGAAAGGTCATAGTCACAAAGGTGGACACAATAAAAAGAAGAAATAATTTAACATAAATGGGTCGTAACCTTATAACGTAATATATGTTTGAAAATATACAAGCGGATGTGAAACTAGAAAGCACATCAGAGGAGGAGAAAACTCCTACAGAGTCGCTACCTGAAGATAAGAAACCAGCCGAAGTTAAATCGAACGTCAGTGAAGACGAAAAAACTCCAGATGAAACTAAAGTTGAGGGCGAGGAAGTTAAAAAAGAGGAAGAGCCTTTTCATAAGCATTCTCGTTTTAAGGAGTTGGTCAAGGAAAAGAACGAGTTGAAGTCAACACTGGCTGAAACTAAAACTCAAATTGACGAACTTCGACAGCAGATTGCTGACTCACAAGGTCAGAAGAAAGCTGAAGTACCAGAGTTTGAAAGCTTTGAAGATATAACAAAATATATCGCTGAGATGCCTAATAAAATTAAAGAACAAATCGTTGGTGATTTGGAGGCTAATAAAAAGGCAACAAAATCAGAGGAAAGTAAAGCTCAAGATATGGTCACTGAACAACTTAATGCTTTAAAGGATGATGGAAAGGAATTTAAAGAGGATGAACTTATCAAGTTTGCTCTTGAATATAAAATTACCGATCTATCAACTGCGTTAACTCTTATGGATAAGGTTAACAAAACATCTAAAGAAGCACTAACTAAGGGTGAACAGATTGGAAAGCGTAAGAAAGACTCTGGTCTTAAATCAACTCCTACTTCTAAAAAGGAAGCCGGAGTATATAATCCCGGACAATCTCTTGATGACATCATCGAAGAGGGCAAGAAGGGACTTAAATAATGTTTAACTAACGAATATGACATTCGACTCATACGTACAGTCTTTAACACAAGACAAAATCGTACCTAGTGTTGTTGATGGTGCATTTAACGGCAATGTTCTAACCGCTCGTTTACTTAAAAATGGTAAAAGATGGGATGGCGAAGCATTGAAACGACCAATGATGTATCAGAAGAATTCAGCACAAGGTTCATATAGTGGATTTGATACTTTATCAACAAACAAGATTAATACTAGAATAATTTCTAGTTTTGATCCTAGACAATACTACCAATCAGTAGTTCTATCTAATCTTGATCTAGCTGTTAATGCTACTCAATCAAGAGTTTTAGATCTATTAAAGGTAGAAATGGAGACAGCAAAAATGTCAATGGCTGACAGTATCGGTGGTTTATTCTACGGAGATGGTACTGGAAATAGCAACAAAGACTTCTTAGGTCTAGGTGCTGCTGTTGATGATGGAACTAACGTTGCTACTTATGGTACTCAAACTCGTTCTTCTTACAGTGCATTACAATCTAGTGTAACAACTGGTGTTGGAGCATTGACTATTAGTGCAATGGCTACTTCATACAATGCAGCTAAGGTTGGTACTGCTAAACCAACATTGATCGTTACTGACGAATCAGTTTGGACTTACTACGAATCTCTAGTACAACCACAAATCCGTGCTAACTACGATGTTGGTGGATATAAACAAGTTACATCAATGGGTATGGCAGAAAACAAATCAGCTCTTGGAGTTGGTGAAGTTGGCTTTGATGCTCTAATGTATCGTGGTGTACCTGTAGTTGCTGATGAAAAATGTACATCAGGCTTCATGTATATGCTTAATGAAGATTACCTTAAATGGTATGGTCTTAAACATCCACAACACGGAGAAGTTGAAATGAAGATCAACAATATCCAATCCGGTGCTTATGAAAATAAAGTACCTGTATATGGTTGTGCTTGGACTGGCTTAAAAGAACCTGTTAATCAAGACGCTGAAATAGGACAATTCCTATTATATGGAAATTTAGTTTGCTGGAGTCCTAGACACCAAGCAGTTCTAAAAGGAATTACTTCGTAAGTATAGTCCTTGTATTAAGTCTTAATATGTAGTATAATTAAGATATAATTCTTAATTAAAACTATATGAGTTTTAAAGGCAAACATACAATGGAGTCAAGAAAAAAAATGAGCGAAGCTCAAAAGGGAAAGAAGAAATCAGCTAAGCATAAAGCTAAGTTGGGACAATATAAGAGAACTGATGAGCAAAAGGCTCGTTTAAGAGAAGTACAAAAAGCTACTTGTAAGGGTAAAACCAGAGATAAAAACTTTAATTGGAAAGGTGGAGAATCAACAAAAGGTGAGTATATCATTATACATAAGCCCGAACATCCACACTGTTTTCCAAATGGCTATGTAATGAAACATCGTTTAGTGATGGAGAAACATCTCGGGAGATTGCTTACAAAAGATGAACATATCCATCATATAAATGGAATAAAAACTGACAATAGAATAAACAATCTAATAGTCATAAGCAATTCTAAACATATGAGGATGCATCGTTTACAAGAAAATAGAAAAGGTACTTCTTATAAAATTAATCTTAGAACCCGGTCGTAATCCACAGTGAGATAAGATCGGTTAACTGGAAAAGAATATGAGTATAAATCACGAGAATTATAACCCAGCTTTGAAGTTAGATACAAAAACTACTCAAACCTGGACATCTGGTACAACCCACACTGTTACTGATGCAAAAGTTACAGCTAGAAGTTTCATCTTATTGATGGACTTAGCTGTTCCTACTGGTCATATAGCAGTTACAACAGTAACAGCTGGTAGTTTCATTGTTGAATCAAGTGATGATGAAACAGGACACACCTTTAAATACCTAATCTTTTAACTGTTGAATACTTCAAACCTTAAATCACATAATATAAAATTATGAGTCAATTAACTAAACCCTTATCACCCCAGGACATCTGGACAGAAAGTACTTCACAGAACCTTCCATTGGGGACTTGCGGTGAAGCTGTGAATGGTGATCTATATCGTTATGCAAAGTTCGGTGGATCAGCTACTGTTGCTGGGAATGTGTTACAATCTCCTGCCACAATTGCTAATCATTCATCAATGACACCTGCAGTTGCCGCTATTGGTGCAACCGAAGTTACTGTTACTTTAGGTGCAACTGCTGCTACTGCTAATCAGTATGCAGAAGGTTACCTAGTAACTTCAAGCACACCTGGTCACGGATACGCACTAAAGATTAAAAGTCATCCTGCTGCTGATGCTTCAGCAACATTGGTATTAACTCTTGAAGATCCTTTGATAATTGCTATCACTGCTTCTACAACTGTTGATATGGTACTTAATCCTTTTGCTGGTGTTATCCAAAGTCCTACAACTGAAACTGGAGCTCCTGTTGGAGTAGCTTTGTATGTAGGTACTGCTGCTAGTTTTGGATGGATCAAAACTAGAGGTATTGCTGGTGTATTGTGTCAAGGCACAATCGCAGTTGGTGAAACCGCTGTTGTAAGCAACGGAACTGCTGGTGCAGTAGAAGCCGGTGCTGACGCAACTGATGCTCAACCACTAGTTGGTAGAGCTGTTTCAGCTGGTGCAGATACACAAAATTTCGGATTACTATTGTCTATAGACTAGAATCGTTAATCTCTCTCACTCCGGTGGGAGAGATAATAGGATGCTAATCTAGCAGCTCATCCCTGCAAAAAACATAATGATATGGATTCATTTGTTAGTTTTCATAACCCACTAAAAGAGGATTTCACCTTTAGGTGGGATAAGAAACCATACACCATCCCTGCTGGGGATACGATACCTTTAGAGCCTTACTTAGCAAAACACGGCTCAAAACATCTAGTTGATTATATAATTCTCCATCCTAAAACTTGGGCAGAGGTAGGAATTGAAAGAAC